TTCAACAAGTTCAGTATCTTTGATGTTATAGTCCATGAACAGTTGAAAGTCTTTTTCGTACAAGTCAAACAGGTTATCGAACTCAGAGATATCTTCTTTGTGGTCACCTAACTCAACTTCAGCAATGAAATCAAGCTTGTAGCTTTCACGATTGACAAATGTGAACTTTTTGTAGAGAGCAAGATAATCTAACTGAGAGATGCCTTTGATTACATAGAATAATTCACGTTGACCGAAACTGTTCTGTCTTGTACCAGCATAAACATTGTTAAAAGGTGAGAGTTTTCGTATACTATCTTCACCTAAAACTTTCTCAATTCTTCCACAGATGTAGGGTAAGTCAAAGGTTGTTGAGTTCCAGCCAGAGATTACATCAATCTCAAGCTCAGTCCATAACTGAATGAACTTTAAAAGAAGAGTTTCTTCGTTATCATATAGCTGAACAATGATATCATCACGATCATTTACATAGTCACCACAGCCTTCATAGGTGAGACCAAAGGCATAAGTGACACCTCTTGTTCGAAGTGAAATCGCATTGATGGGAAACTTTGATTCTGATGGATCAGGAAAGGTGCCATCAGTGAAAACCTCAATGTCAAGGTAGACAATGTTGATTAGTTCTTGGTCAAATGAAACATCTTCTTTGAAGAACTTATCAATGAATTCAAATTCAGGTTTAGGATTACCGCAGATTGTGTTGCCATCAACAGAATAATCTTTGACATATTGTCGAGCATCGTAAACACTTTTGACTACTTTACTTTTGTAAGGTTTACCTTTGAGATCGACATAATCGCCATTCGGATGTGAGATGAAAAGCTCAGGACTGAAACGAAATTTACCTTGTTTTCTCACACCGTTTTCAATATATCTCATATGCATATTATTGCCTATGAGAGCAACGTTTGTGTAAAACATTATAATCCTTGATTATTTATAATAAGATTCACGATACCATTTAGTGAGGATATATTTTTCTCCGCTGAGAACAGGGCTGCCGCAGTGTACGGCATAGTTGTTGACGATCTTATCACCTTTTGAATCAATTGTCAAGTTATTCCAGAAAATTGCTTTCCCTGTCTTCGGCTTCACAGACAGAGGAATCATATCAAATACTGTTTCACCTCCAGATTCGACATCATTCAAATAAACCATGAAGGTCCAAGTTCTTTGTCCACCTCTGCTCATATGAACATTATTTTCATCACCTGAGGGAAATGTATCTAGATGTCTCTTGAATTCTTGCCCTACAGTATAATATTGACCTTGTAGAGGTTCACCTTTCATTGGATCATTTGCAGATACTAAAGACATTTTTGATTCAACAATTGAAACTATTAAGTTATTTTGCTCTGAAAAATAACAAGTTGAACTATTTCGTGTCTCTGAGCTAACTATATCTGGATATTCATTCGTATTCGAATTTTGAACTATTCTTGAAGGTGACAATCTTGGTTTCATAATCTCAATGAGATTATTACATTCATATTTGGTGAGGAAATTTTCAATTTGATAAAATTCAATGTTCTCGGTTTGAACCCGCTCTGCTACAATTTTGATGTCTGAATATACCATGTATCTGTTCACAAAAAGAATTGTTTTATGTGATTAGCTAAAGTCATACAAACTGTTCCAAGTAAAAAAACATTGAGTACAACAAGTGACCGGTCATTCCATTGAGCAGCAACAATTGCCCATAGACTTAAACCAATCAGTGTGAAAATATAGTTATAAGGAAATAATTCTAAATTCGTGAGAAGTGTACCTATGATGAGAAAGAAGTTACCGATCCATTTTGCCCAGTAAGTCCAATCATCAACAGGTGTGACAATCTTGCTGAGTTGTGGATCATTTTCAACAATCTTATCAACAACTTCTGAATTGTAATCAGTATATTCTTCAGATTTCTCGTTCATTAAATTCTTTTTGTAAATCACGTAAAGCAGTTCGAACACCTTCTTCTTTCACAGGATGATAAAAAGGCATTTCTAAGGCTTGCTCAACTGTCAAGCCCATTTCAATCGCCCAGGCAATCAGATGCCCGATATGTTCAGCAGCAGGTCCACACATTTCACAACCAACAATCTGGCGAGTTTCTCGATTCCCATAGATGTGAAGAGCGCCATAGTTCTTCAGTTCAATTCGTGAACGACCTTGTTTTGTATAATCAACTCTACCAATCGCATGTTCATCAGTAAGTTCTGAATAGGTCTTACCTACCATACATATCTGAGGATCAGTGAAGATTACACCCAATGGTGTTTTAATTTCTCTTGACATCACTAGATTCGGAGCAGAATCAACATAACCATTCCTCATTGATTCCACTACATTTTTACCAACAAATTGTCCTTCCCAGATCGCCTCATGTAAAATCATTCTTTCACCCGTAATATCACCCGCAATAAAGAAATTTGAAAGAGAATCATCCTGATTCACGCATTGCAATGTTTGACGATTGTAGACTGGTCTTTTCTTCTTAAACTTTAAAGGTGTAGCTTCTAAATTCAGTGATGCGAGATTTGGTATTGTGCCAGTTGCGGAAAGAATATATTCAAAATGTTCTGTATGAAGAATATCATTTTCTTCCCAATGAAGTTCAACAACCTTTTCGTATTCATCATCTGGCTTGTTCACAAGATTTGCTGAAAGAATGTTCGCTTCATTAAAGATTCGACATTCTCCTTTGAATATATCATTCGCAATATTGAGTAGTTCAGGATCCGTGAGTGTACCGATTAGACGATCAATTCCCAAGATTGTTGTTTTTACACCGAGTCTAGTGAGTGATTGTCCTATTTCAAGACCAATTGCTCCTGTTCCAATTACAGCAACACTCTTGGGTAGAATATGAAAGTTAAAGAAATCTTCTGTATCAAGAATTCGATCAGGTATATTCGAGAATACAGGTAGAATAAATGGCTTTTGACCAGTCGCAATGACAAATCTTTTTGCTTGAATTTGTTTACCATTCTCACTCTCAATTGTGTTTTCATTGATGAAATGAAAATCACCTAGCACCATATCTTCTTTGGGGAAGTCATGAATATCTTCAAGAACAAAACCAACAAAACGGTCTCTTTCTTGTCTTATTCTTTTCATCACTTCAGAACGATTTATTTCAAGAGAGTTTAGGTCTGTATGAATTCCAAACTGATGAGCTTTCTTTAGGTCATGAGCAGCATGAGCGGCAGCAATCAGCAACTTCGAAGGCATACAACCCACCCTCGCACATGTAGTTCCGTAAAGATGATTTTCAATTAGAATACATGATTTATTTGCTCTCTTGACGGCACGATATGCTGACATACCAGCAGAACCTGCGCCAAAGATTACTACGTCGACTTCTCTCATATTACCCCGTAAGTAGTTGAGATGTTTGAATATCTACACATCCGTCAATTACTGTTTGTGTTGAATTGAATTGGTCAGACATACTCGCATGAATCTTATCATAATCTTTCTTCATGTCTTCCATGTTATTGTAAACGAAATTAAATTCTTCTGTTGTTGTTATAAACTTTAGGTAACAACTATTCTTTTCAGCGTAAGGTTCAATTGAAATTAGATAATCTAAATTGATCATCTTTTCAAATACTTTATCTTTATCAAAGATAGCAGTAATGCGGTGTAATGCCATAATTCCTCAAAATAAGTCTAAAAGTTTAGCACGATTTTTTTCAACTAAAGGTTCACCGAATGTCCAGATTGGTTCTGTATAAATTGTATCTTTTCGAAATAAATCTTTTTCTTCTTTGACATTCATGTTTTTTGATAATTGAAACCCTGCGATACCAACAAAAGAATCTTTGTATCGCTCTACCATTGGATCACAAATGTTCACTCGGCTTTTATCACTACCGACATCTGTGATATTGATCATAGTTGTTCTTGATTTAGGTATGAGTTCATCAAGAATCTTATAAAGAAAATCTGTGAGCCAAGCATCTTCAGTGACATAACGGCTCCATGATTGATTCTTTTGTGCCTGAGAATTCTTACCATAAAGTTCTTTATTGAAATATGGTGGCGATGAAAATGTCAAATCTATATCTGGTATTTCATTATAGTTCACATCTTCAGCAGGTAGATTGTAGATACGAACATGTTTCTTACCACGAATTTCAAAATAATCTTTTCCTTCCTTATAAAGAATACTTTCACAGCCTAGCCATTTCTCATAGGTGTGACACATCTCTTTATAAATCTCAAACATATTTAGATTCGGATCAGTACCATAATATGTGCTTTTCTCTGAGAGATAGAAGCCTGTTAGGCGGTCACCCCATCCACAAGAGATATCAAAGATGACGTCACCCTTTGCGGTGTTATAAATGTTCTTTGCCGTGTTCACATTAAATTGAGCTGCAATCTGACCCGCATGAGCAAAGAAACTTTTGAAGGCTGCTTCACTCAATTTTTTCACACCGATTCTTCTCATTGTGTCCATCAAACGAGAAACACCATGCTCTTCT